TGTGTTGGTTTGGATATGGGTGCTGTGGCAATATTTACCGATGATTTAGGGAGACAATCAGAAGCTAAACGCTACGCAAAAATTCAGAAAAAGCGACTTAACCGATTACAGCGTCAAGCTTCCAGACAAAAAGATGGCTCTAATAATCAGCGTAAAACCTACGCTAAACTTGCCCGTGTTCACGAGAAAATAGCCCGTCAAAGAAAAGGGAGAAATGCCCAATTAGCCCATAAAGTAACCAGTGAATATCAAACAGTTATTTTAGAAGATTTAAAACTAAAAAACATGACAGCCGCCGCAAAACCTAAAGAAAAGGAAGACGGCAATGGCTATAAACAAAATGGCAAAAAAAGAAAGTCTGGATTAAATAAAGTATTGCTTGATAATGCTATCGGTCAACTTCGCACATTTATTGAAAATAAAGCTAACGAACGTGGCAGAAAAGTGATTCGTGTTAATCCTAAATATACCTCGCAAACTTGCTTAAATTGTGGTAATATTGATAAAGCTAACCGTGTTAGTCAGTCAAAGCTTAAATGCACTAGCTGTGGTTTTGAAGCCCACGCCGATCAGAATGCCGCCGCAAATATTCTGATCCGTGGACTGCAAGATGAGTTTTTAAGAGCGATTGGCTCTTTAATTAAGTTTCCCGTCTCTTTGATTGGAAAATACCCTGGTTTAGCAGGGAAATTCACGCCTGATCTTGATTTGCATCAAGAGTTTATCGGGGACGCGCCGATAGAGAATGCCGAACACTCGATTAGTAAGCAGATGAAGCAGGAAGGGAATCGCATACCCACTCAGTCCGAGAATGACTCGCAATCCCTTATTTTTCAAACCGCCCCACCTCAGCCGTGCGAGGATAGCCACGGCATAAATAACCCGAAAGCCTTACCCAATAAGGCATCTAAGTGAAGTTCCAAAAAATCACGGGGCGCAATCTCCGAAAACCCTGACCAGTTTACGATCTGGGATTCACCAGCCTGATTTTTTGAACCAAGCAGAACCTTGAAAACTGAATTTTAACGAATGGGGCGCAATCCTTACTCAAAACCCTTTTATATCAAGGGTTTTGGGAAGATAAGAAACAATTAGGCTTAAGCTTTATTAGGGATTGAAACAACCTTACACCCTGACACGGCTTTAATGCTTTACCGAAACAATTAGGCTTAAGCTTTATTAGGGATTGAAACAACAATGACCCTCGAAATGTCTCAACCCCAACTCAAAACAATTAGGCTTAAGCTTTATTAGGGATTGAAACCAAGTTAGTATCTGTTTTTAATTGCTTAGGAATAAAGAAACAATTAGGCTTAAGCTTTATTGAGGATTGAAACTGACACTAAACAATGAGTCAAACACAACTAGATAAAAAGATCGATCAATTTCTAAGAAAGAAACTAACCAAAGCAAAACTAAAAGAAATGGGAATAAAACCACGCCCTTTAATTTTGACAATACGCAATTTTGTCAAGAGGTATTTACTTATCATTTTAGATAGTATTTTTATTAATGTTCCTTGTGGATGGGATAACTTTTTTGAAAGTTTTTATTGCTGGCAGAAGCTAATACTTAAAAGCAATAAATCTCTGTTAGTAATTTATTTCTGGGAAACTATTAATAACTATAAAGAATAAACGAAACAAAACCATGTTACAAATTATCTCAGGATATAAACTAGAGGGATTATCAGTTGCTTCTATCGGGATGTGTCAGTCCCTAGAGTCAATCGATGCCCTAGTATCTGACTTTATAAGTAGAAGCGACTACCCAGTAGTATCTAATGTTTTAGATTTTTTTACTTACTGGCAACTAGAAGAAACAAAACTATGTCAACTCTTAAAACGCTGGCGACTTAGCAGTACATCGACTAAAATAGCATTCTGGGTAATTGAAAGAGACTCGCTTAGTGGACTATTCCTTTTTTACCAATTATTAGAGGGGTATAGCAAAGAGGCTAGAATACACACAACTTCTATTGAGGTTGTTGATTTCTTGCTAGAATATTGGCCAAGTAATCGAATCACTGTGATTAAAGAATCAAGAGTATTAAACAAAGACCTCGCTCAAAGAATCAGAAATCGAGGACTAGATATATTAAGATAAACCTACACCTAAAAAGAGACACTTTATGAACAATGAAATTTATCAAATCTTTGCTTTGCTTTTTATCGGAGTACCAACTTTATTACTTGGCCTTTTTATAGGAGTAACAATAGAATATTTTTCATGGTCTGACACAAAAAATAGAAAACTTGATACAGACTTTAAATATCGCTATAAAAAGCCAATTAGTGCCAAGGAATTTGCCATAGAAAATTACATTTCCTTAAAACAATCTAAAAAATTCCTTGACAATAAACTCTTAGAATTTGGGGGAATAGTAGTTACCGAAAATGGTGATAGTGAGTATCATTTTGATATATCGAGATTTTTAAATGGTAATGATGAAATAGAATTATGAGACAATAGCTCATAACTGTCCCATAAAAGCTCATAACTGGCTCATAACGAAAAGGATTGACTTTAAACCTTATTAGGAATTAAACTTTATTAGAGAACAAGACAATGGAAAAATACACTTTGATTAGAATAGAACAGGATGGAAGTGCTAAAACTTTCATCTATGAACCAACTGACACAGAACCCACTAAAAAAGAACTTAAGGATAAATTAATAGAAATCCTGATGATACTTAAAACACTGACGGCAGAAAAGGTAAATTTAATTTATTTTCTTATTAAAACTATAAATAAATAACTTTAATTATGGTAAAGTAATATAGAACACCTAAAAAGGTTAAAGTAAAATTATGAAAATAAAACCGATGACCCTGATCTTAAATTCGCTCTTAATTTTTGCGTGGGGATTTATGTTAATTACTAACGGATTGGTTTATACTTTGTCTTTTGGTTTTTACGTTTATATTTGTAATAAACTCTATAAGCCTATCAAAAGCTATCTACCTATTATTTGGACTAATCTTAAAGAGTATGTTCCTTATGGATGGGAACAATTCTTTGACGCTTTTCGTTTATGGCAAAGCTTAATGGCTGAAAAAAAACACACAAAATTTTACAAGGGAGTGTTTTTTTGGTTTCTTAGTGACAAGCAATGGTATCTTGGCGACAAATAAACATTAGAACTTTATCTGTAAAATTAATCGGAGTCACAATATGTTTTATGTAGAACTGTTAAATCCTTGCTATTCTTACTCTTCTATTGAAGACAGTCAGTCAGAAGAACCTGTTGAAAACTATCCTCAACAAAATCAAGGACTTCTCAGTGATATTAATAAAAACCGTCAAACTCAAAAAGGATTAGAAGGTTATTTACAAACCTTTCTAAATATTTGGAATCGAGAATTAGAGCCTGATGGTGAATTTAGTTGGCAGATTATTTGGTTTCAGTTTAAAGAAACAAAAAGTTTTATGTTAGCCATTGTTTTCTCTACACAAGAGTACGGAGAAAACCCTCAACCCGTTTCTGAATTAGAACAAAAGCAACAAATAGAATCTCTCAATCAACTAATAAAACAGAAAAATGATTTAGTCTGTTCAGTTTCTGATACAGAAATTATCATTATTAAACGCAATGAACAAAGGCTCTGGACTTGTAGCATGGCGCGTAAAGACGCAGGAGAGGCAATCCTTGAACTCCTCAATTTACAAGAATCTCAAAAGAATCAAAAACAAGTATGATTGACAAGCATTAAGAATTATAGTAAGATAAATTTAAACAAGGGTTGGTGACCGAGTAGCCGAAGGTGACAGACTGTAAATCTGTAGAGTAATTCCACGCTGGTGCGAATCCAGCCTAACCCACTAAAATAAAACATATTGACAAATTTTGAAGACTTGGAGAAGTTTTTAATATGACCAGACAAACATCTAATTTTGTTAACAATGATCGCACAATCCTTACCTACCTTGAAATTTTAGCAAATAAAAGTATTGAACCTGAAAGGTATCGTGAAGTAATGGAACAACTCGGTAATAAGCTCGGGCAAATAATTTTAAATAGAGTTATCGATAGCTCACCCCATAGCCTATATTTAGCCTCTACCGTTGAAGATGCTGATTTTTTAGCAAAAGGCATTATCCTACAGTTAGAGAACCATTTTTCTAACATAGGATATGCTTGTTTTTGGAACAAAAGATTTTCTCCTTTTGGAATTAGCGACTTAAAAGTAGCTCCAATTCTAAAAAAATATCAGGAACCCAGCCCCAGCAATATCGATTATTTGATTATTGTTAAGTCTATTATTTCTGGAGCTTGCGTAGTCAAAACAAACCTTGTCAATTTAATTCAAAAAATTAATCCAAATAAAATTTTAATCGTAGCTCCAGTAATGTATATTAATGCAGAAGAAAAATTAAAAATTGAATTTGAACCAAAAATATCTAATAAATTTGAATTCATATATTTTGCAAAAGATGATCAGCGAACGTCAGACGGTGAGGTGATACCTGGCATTGGCGGCTCTGTGTACGAAAGGCTTGGTTTTCAAGGACAAGATGACAAGAACACTTATATCCCAGAACTGGTTCGCTCTCGACGAGCTAGATTAGTCAGCGCTTAGAATTTTTTATAAGGTTTACTACCCTAAACCCACCAAAATAAAACATATTGACAAAATCAAAGACTTGACTTATAATAAAAAGCTACAACAATTAAGGTCACAATATGTTTGATATAGGTAAATACTTAGAACTATTAAAACAATACCCACCTCGTCCTATTCACAACAAGGAAGAGTTAGAAAACACGGAAAGAGTTAGAAAACACGGAAAGAGTTATTAGTTCTTTTTTAGATAAAATTTACTTGACAATAGAAGAAAGAGAGTATTTATGTGTTTTAGGAGCTTTAATCTATGAGTATGAAGAAACATACAACGTAATACCTGATATTTATGGAGTTGAGCTATTGAAATTTTTGTTAGAACTAAAGAACTTGCAAAAGCAAGACTTATTATCTATTTTTGAGGATCAATCAATCCTAGATGATATTTTTGATAGACAGCGAGAGATAACAGGTATTCATATTCAAAAATTAGCCGATTTTTTTAATATCTCTCCTGCTTTGTTTTTTCCTAAATAGGTTAAGGGTTGATGGCCGAGCGGTTAAGGCAACGAACTCATAATTCGTCTTAGGTAGGTTCAATTCCTACTCAACCTATTAGAATAGAAAAAATACTTACTTTATTTAACCCGTGGCTAACTTTCTTATACCCGTAGCAATAGGGATCGGAGCTAACTTATTATTATCTCTATTTGCCCCTAAACCCCCTACTCAACAAAAAGGGAAAATTGAGGATACTGGTGTTCCCGACGCTGAATACGGCAGAAGCCTATCCTATCCTTTTGGAAAAGTAAGAAAAGAAGGACTAACCATGATGTGGGGGGTTCCTCTTAAAGAAGTCGTCACGTCTGAAAGGCAAGGAGGTAAAGGTGGTGGTGGCGGGCAAACTACCGAAGTTTACACCTATTTTTTGACAGCCGCTTATCCAATTGCTAGAAAAATTGGCTCTGTTAGAAGGGTTTGGATGAACAGCGTCCTTGTTTACAATTCTGAAACTAATGACGAAAAAAGCTTAAAGTTTATTGAATATACAACTATTTATACTGGGAACCAAACGACACCATCTTCTGTTATTCAATCAGAAGAATCCAATCCAGTGCCTGCTTTTACTGGAATGTCTTTTTTGCTTTTTAATAGTTATCCAATTGCTAATTACGACGGTACTGGATTTCCTACTATTGATATTGAGGTAATTGGAGAAAGTGGAGAAAATCCAAAAATAAAAGATATTCTAAAAACTATTTGTAAATTAGCTGGTAGAACAGACAATCAAATTGACGTAACTGACATTCCGAATAGTTATCAAATCAGAGGGTTTGATTTATCGTATGACGGGACATCTTTTGCTGATCAGTTAGAAGAACTTATGCGAGCTTTTTTTATTGTAGCAAGGGAGCCAAAAGATAAAATTATCTTCAAAAGACAAGAACAATCATCTGATCCTATTTTTATCCCTAAAAGTTCTTTTGGGTCTAAAAAATTTGGAGAAAATCCTATTGACCTTAATGAGAAAAAACTGACTCATTTCAGGGAAACTCCCAGTGCCGTTACAGTATCTGGATTGAATGTTTTAAAAAATTATGAGACTATTACTGTATTAGCTAGAGACCCGTCAGATATTCATGTAAACGAGCTTAGTTTTCAAACTAAGCTAATAGATATAGATGTGTTTTTTATGAATATTGCTTCAAAAATTCTTTTTTTAGGAAAAACACAATCAAAAACTTTTTCAAAAATGTTTTTATTGCCAGCGTGGGAGAATTTAAAAGTTGGGGATGTAATCTTTACTAATGATAATAACAATTATCATCAAGAATTACTACAAATTACAAAGAAAGTAAGAGGAGTGAACTATTTAATCGAAATTGAAGCTACTCGATTTCAAGGGGTAGGATATTCACCAGATATCCCTATAGATAACGAATTTCCACCAGACAATAACACTCCTCGTCCCTACGGACGCGCCGAGGCTATTCCTATTGAATGCCCAATAGTTGATAGCCGGGACACAGATATAGGGATTTATGTGGCAATTGCAGGTAATTCTAGTTTTACCAAGGGAGCATTATCT